ATCGTGGAGTATGTTGACTCAGATATACGACTTAAATTAATATCTGTTTGGTTAGACTGGCTAGTATTAGATGTACGAGTAACCATATCTAAAATATCAACGGTATCTACTGGTACATTATAAAACGCTTGACCTGTGACCATAGGGATAGATTCTTCCTCAATAGTCCAAAGATTAATACCGCGATTTGCCCACTCTGTAGTCATTAAATTAATAGATCTACGAGCAGTCTTTAAATCATAACCAGAACGCAACTGAGAACCGCATCGTTCAAACGCTTCCTCAACCAGCTCGGTTAGGTCTACATTAAACGATGATGTTCCGGATGTTTGTGCCATTATTGAGCAGTTGTTGTAGTTATTGTATTAGCAGCTGGTTCGCCAATTGTTTGATTTGTCAAAGCAGTATTATCTACAAGAGTTACTGTAGGAGGCGCAACAACAGCCGGAGTTGTATCTTTTTGAACTGCCATATGAGCCTCAATGGCTTCTACAACTTCTTTAGTTTCATTACAAGCACCACCAAAATTATCAATCTGATGTTGCAAAATATGCTTAAACACTCCATATACGTGTTCAATATTGTCTTCTAATTTTTGTAATAAACTCATTTATTTCTCCTAGCCGCTCTTATATTGTCAATTAAATTTGGGTATGGTCTACCCGCTGCCTTAGCCATTGCTTTAGCTTTAGCTTTCTTTGCCGCATTCATCTTTTTAGGCTTCCCCAATTCCTTCGGGCGTGGTTTATCCCAGACTTCTCCACCCTTTTTATACATCTCTACATCTTGGGGGCTATCCGTCCGCTTGATAATCTTTTTACCAGGCATTTTAGATGGACTAATATCACCCATTCCACGACTAGCTCTCATTATTTCTTCCCGTGAGACATGCCACCTTTACACATTTTCTCTACCATGTCCATATGGTGCGTATGTCCAGCAGAATGTTTTTTAAACTCATTTTTATGATGTTTATGTGTATCTGTCTCATGCTCAGAAATAAAATCATCATGACGCTCCATCATTGGACCAGAACGCGGTTCCATTTGATCTTTAACTAATTTGTTCATTTAAATCTCCTTATTAACAGATTTTGCAGTTGGTTTTGCCCTTCATGGCAATACCGTCAGCACGTTTAGATGCAGAACTTGTCATTCCACCTGATGCCATTTTCTTCATTGGTTTTTTAGCCATTCCGCCTTTTTTCATAGTATTGATTTCTGGACCATTGCCAATATCATTACCTTTCATTTTAGGCTCCATAGCACGCGTATGACCTGATTTTTGTACTTTAGACTCGCCATGCTTACCAAGTTTATTTGAACCTTTTTCTACATCTTCAGACATGGAACGGGGACCCATTGTCTCACCGCCCTGAGCCATTTTTACAGTTTTCATCCCCATAGGCTTTCCTGTTTTGCTATATTCTTCATATTTCATGGTTGGTTTTTTCATAGCCATTCCGCCCTTCTTTAATTTAGATAAATCTGTGTGTTCGCCTTTATGTTCTTGTTTATCATGCATACCAAAAGCGCGTTTAATCATTTTTTTATCTTGCTTCATGTCATCATCTGTCATGCCGCCTTTAGCCATTTTCTTCATAGTTTTTCCACCATGTTTCATTCCCGGCGCTCCTGCTGGTGCAGCGCTCATCGGTGCTGGAGAAGGAGCAACCATAGGTTGTTGAGGTTGTTGTTGAGCTTGCTGTTGTGCCATCATAGCAGCCATTACTCTTGGGTCCATTTTTTTACGCATCATAGTATTACCACCTTTTCCAAATTTTTTGCCTTTATCAGCCTTAACAAAATCACGCCCTACGGATTGCGGTACGTGAACTTTTTCAGCAAATTTTTTATTATTTGCTATTGCTTCCATAAAATTGTGTTGCTTTTTACTAGTGCTTGGCATCTTTTTTTCCCATCAATTTTTGAACTGTATCTGTTTCGTATATACGTATTGCCGTCCAAACTATTGTAAACAAAGCAGCTACCGCTGGCAATATATTCATTAAGGTACCTAAAACGGTCATAATTGACACTGCATCTACTATAGTTTTTGATGAGTGATCCATGTTAACATTTCCACCTTGCTAATGCTGCTGCTTTACGAGTCGGTCTTCCTTTTTCATCCTTCATAGGTCCCGGCATTCCGCTCATTCTTGCACAAAAAGATTTCTTACGTGGACCACCTTCTGGTTGAGGTGCTTTAAGATGTGATCCAGTTGCTGCATTATATTTAGCTCTACCTTTAGCGGTAAGTCCGGCTCCCTTCGAAACAGGAAGTTTTTCTCCGCGTCCAACTGCAAGGGAAGGTCCTTTTTTCTTTGTAGCCACATTACGATCCGTTATCTATTAAAATACCGCCAATGTTAATACCTACACTTACAGCGACTGTTCCTGATGGTGCAAATTGCCAAACAACATCTGTTCCTTGCGGATAAACAAATGGGTATGAACGCTGAATATTAAATTCTGTAACAAAAGGAGTTTGTAATACAACCCGTTTTACTAAAGTCGCAGAAGAATTTAATACAGAAGGATACTGTGCAACTGCGCGATATAGTGTGTAATTTGCAGTATTCCCTGTATAAGAAGTATTTGCGGTAAAACGAGACAGATATAAAGTAAACCCTGCTGGTACGGTATATACAGACATTTGTGATGTACCGTTACTTACCGTAGAGCCATTTAATGTTGAAGTATTAATTTGTGCATACTCAACCGCACCAGACGTTGCCGCTTGGTTTTGGATAGTAATTACCCCTGTTGGGTTAGAAGGGCTTATTAATGCAACAGAAATGTTGTTAATCCTTAAATAAGACTTAACTGTTGCAACGCCCGTTCCTGCTGTGCCACCCAATGTAACAATTTCTGAAATAGGGCTATAGTTTGCGTCCAAGCCTGTAATTTGAATAAATGCACCTGCATCACCGCTAACTGTGCTTGCAACATACATTATTTGAGCAGAACTTGGAAATACGTAATATGCGGGAGTGTTTGCATTTTCCCATGCAGGGTAAAAAACACCTGCTGTAGGTGTAGCAACTGTTGATCCGAAACCAAAAATATTTACAAGTGAATGCCCTGTAATTTGATTACGGGATACTTGTAATTCAAATGGCTCATATTTACCCTTGCGAGTAACTGAATTAATTGAATTATTGGTACTGACTACGTTATTTGCCATAATTAATCTCCTAAGTTTTTAAAAAGGGGACCGTAGTCCCCCCGGATTAATTAGTCAAAGTTACCGTATGGGTAAGTTGTACTGTTACCAATGTTTAAGTCTTGCTGTGCATATTTTAATGTAACGGCAATTTGTCCTGATGTAGGAGTTGTTAAACTTGTGTTGGTAATTTTTAATGTAACAACCACTTGGCTAAACCATGTTGGCTGTGTACCTGGCTGCATATTTTGTACGTCTTGCAATGTACCAAATGCGTAGTCTAACTGCGTTCCAACAAATGTCGCAGTTCCACGTGTTGCGGAAGTAATCGCAGCCATTGTTGCATAAACACCTGTAGATGTTGCAAAAGCGTTAGAAACATATGGTTGAATGGAGTTGGCAGTAACTGATCCGTCAGTTGGTAATACACCAACATCAACGATAACGTCAGTAATATTTGATCCTTGTGGGATTAAAAATACAACACCACGATAGATAGTACCCGATGCATCCGCTGTAGGAGCAGTACCTGTTGTCGGACCCGATGAATTATATACGCCACTTTGAGGGGTATAAATGGTTGCAATTCCGTTTGGAATGTTATTTGAGTTAACAAACTTTGTAGAAACACCACCATAATTGGCAGTATTTGGAGTTGTAACAGCAAAGTCTAAAAATGCTTGCTGTGCTAACAAGACTGGACCAACGTCACGTTGTGGTCCAAAACGATTGTCACCAGATAACACTGGTCCTTCGAAAGTTGTGCGCATTATAAAACTCCTTTTAAATATGAATATTTGAGAGCAATTTTCCTAGTAGTTGATGTATCTCTACCAACAATACGTCCTCTCTCTGCATAAGACATATTAGGATTATTAACTATAAACTTAACTACTGCAAGATATTTTTGATTTAATAATGCTTTATTTTGTCGGGTAGCTTTAATTTTATCAATATACTCTTGTGTTACGTGTTTTTTTTGATTAATCTTACTTCTTGAAATTTTTTCCTTGGTTTCTTTTGTATGCTTTTTCCCCCTCATTGGGACTTTTGCAACATCAGAAATATTAAAAACACAAGGCTCATCAAAATGCGCCCTACCTTGCAAAAATTCATTTTCAAAATCATCTAAATCATCTGCTAATGCACATTCTATTTCTAAGCTCCAATCAAAGGCATTTTTACCATACTTGTTATAAGAATTCTGAAGTATTGGATTTATATGACAGCCTTTATTTAAAAGCCTAAAGTGTTCATGAATACGCTTTTTTACGTGCTGTGATTGACCAACATAAGACTGACCCGTAACTTTATTACGAATTTTGTATATTCCTATATGGTCGTTTGCATATGGCATGATTTAGTTCCTTATGACTATTATACCCACATTTCAATAATTGTGCAATAAAAAACCCCGCCTTGTGAGCGGGGTTCTTATGGGTTTTACTGATTAGTAAGAACCGTAGATACCTAATGGATCTGAATATCCGAAAGAATAACGCTCACGTGATTTATAACGTACGTTACCTGTATCGAAGTCACCGTCCATCGAGTTCTGTAAAGGAATACGCTCAAAGTGCTTCAGTCCGTTTGGAACGTCAGTGGTCAAGAACCATGCGTTAGTAGCGGTCAAGAAGTGATTGATTGTATAACCTTCTGGAACAGAACCGTTGTTCTTAATTGCATTGATATCGTTGTTGTTTGTACCAACACGTAATTCTGTGTCTAACAAACGAGTAGCAACGAACTGCAATGCAGGTGGAACAACCAATTTACGTGGTTTAGCAGCGATCAATAAACCGCGCTCATCAGTCCATGCAGCAATTTGAATAACAGCATTTTCCAATGCAGTTTCGTTCAAGTCAGCAGGAGTAGATGGAGTGTTACCGTTAGTACCACCGTTCACCAATGGGTGAGAAGTAGAGAATAACGATACACCATCACCACCAGTATAAGCAGGATTAAAACCGTTATTTAAAATAGCGGCAGCTTTAACTTGCTTAGTATATGCCATAGCGCGAGCTAAGCCCTTTGTATAACGTGCAGATAATGAATCGTACAAGTTATCTTCGATAGCCTCTTCTGTTAAAGAGAAACCGAGAGCAATAGTTTCGTGATTATAGCGAGCTGTCCATGCTTCCTGTGCGTTGTCATAAGCGATGGCAGAACCTTCACCTTTGACTGGAGCAGCAGAGAAACCTGAAAGTTTCGTTTCTTCTTCAAAAGAACGCTCAGAGGTTTCTGTTTCATAAATCTCTTTGTGTTCTTCACCGTAGCGAGCATACTCCAAACCAAACAAAGCGTTTAGACCGGGTAATAACTCTTTAAGTAGTTGTGCGCGTGAAATAGCCATTATTTATTCTCCTTAAACAGCTGTGGCAGTGTAATACTCATGGATACCGAAGTTGATTTTCACCAATACTTCAGGATACATTGTGTATACGATTGTTGAACCACTCGGAATAGCTGTTATTGAACCTGGTACTGCTGGAGCCACGTTTAATGTTCCAGAAGTTGCACCTTGAGCAATAGCTGCGGTTACGAATGAACCTGTTTCGATCAATTGACCGTTTGAAGCTAGATAACCAACATCAGCACCTTGCAATACGTTTCCGTTAGGACCTGTAGTCATAGTGATAGTTGTTGTCGAAGAGCTTCCAACTGCTGAATAGCTATATGCTGTATCACGAACCACATCAACAACACGCAATGGTAATGTTGAAGTTGTTAATGTTGCAGAGTAAGCTAAAGCGGCTGCGGAGTCACCTGTATTTACGTTACCAGCATTGTCGATCATACCGTAGTTCTGACCAATCATTGGGATTGAACCAGAAGCAACAGTTGTGCCAGATGAACAAACAACAGCTTTGAAAACTGTATCTGGATCATCAGCAACAATAGCAGTAATATCGCCAGCATTTACGTTTGCTGGGTAATACTGCGAATACAATCTTTGCTTAGTTGTTGGGCTTGTGTAATAACAGCCAAGAAAAATACCAACAACGGCGGCTGCCGATGCTGAAGTAGTAACTACAGAACGTACTACAGTTCCTCTTACTAATGAAACGAAATCGCCGTAAAAAATAGCGGTTGCGTAACCATACTGAATAGGTAAGTTACGTGTAGAGCCAGAAAATACCTGACCACCGATAAGATTTACTGGCTTTAGCCCGTATGGGGCTGGTACTATTGGATAAGCCATAATAATCTCCTAAGATTAAATTAATTAATTGCCTTTTCCAAAAGTTGTAGAAGATCTACGCTCTTGAAAGATAGGCATCCTTGAATCACTTTGACGCATTAAATTATTATTAACTGCCTCTTCCTGTGCTTTTGTTTGGTCAGCATAATACGCTTGCTGCTGCTCAACAAACTCTTCAGGAGTTTTGCAAAGTAATAATCCGCCAATTTCGATATTGTCCTTAAATGGACCTTCACGGTTGGCTAACAGTTTAAATTTTGGTTGTTCTTCAATGGTTACTGGTTCCCATCCTTCGCGTAATTTCGATGAAATATTGCGCGGATCAGGATTGTTTAACATTGAAACACGAATCCAACGATATGCATATCCAGCTTGTTTGTCAGGCTCAGGGAGAAGCTCTGGTGGCGTCCACCGCTTAGGGCGCTCAGTAGTTTCACGGGTTTGCATTTCTCTAGTTAATTTATCTTGTGCCATGTCAGGCCTCCAATTTTAAAAGTTCTTTTACATATTGCTCAGGTGTCAATCCTAGTTTTTTAGCTAATGCTACTTGTGACGTTTTTAATTTCACTTTTTTCGGCGCAGTTGACCGAGTTGCAGGAGCTACAACTGAATTCTTTTTTACTGGTTCAGCTTCTTCCCGTTCTTCTTGTTCGAAGTTTTCTGGGAATCTTTTGCGCAATGTTGTGTCTAACTTTGCGTAATATTCTTCTGATCCAATTGTTACACCCTGTTTTTTGAGTTTTTCGTGTAACCCAAGAGCAGAAGCTGTCATCTCTTCGTCCTGTCCGAACCAAGGGTTTGCTTGTTGCCATTGTAACACCCTTTCATCGGGTTTGGCTACTGTTTGAGTTTGTTGTACGCGTTGTGGCTGTTCGTACTGCTCTTCAGGAACCTCAACTCTAAAGTTATTTACACGCTCTAATGCCATTTGCGCACGGGTCATTGCTTCTTGAGCAGCTAACAATTTATCGGTATCACCTAAATCATAGGCATCACGATAAGCCTTTTTAGCCATTTCAAGTTGCATTTCTGTAGAATTCTTTACAGCGGAAACATATTCTGTTTGTCCGCTTTGAATCATCCCACGCATACGCTTGTTATCTTCATACAGTTTTTGTGCTGCCTCTACCGCTGCATGACGTTCACGTTCCGCTGATTCTGCTCTGCGGCGCTCATCATTCCAGATGCGTTTCATCTGAATCATTTTTTCTTTGGCATCTTTGCTGTATTTATCCAGCTCGTCTACCTCTACTTCCAGTGCTTTTACTTTTTCAGGATCCGCTGGAACTCTGCCTCGATCCTCTTCTGGAGTATCATCTTCAATCTCAATATCAATTTCAGGCGTTGCTGCCTCAATCTCATCGGGAAACTTAAATTCTTCTTTTTCAAATTCTGCCATGTCCGGCTCCTTATTTGCGTTTAATTCCGCGCGGGTCTAAAACTACAGACTCTACGGAATCATCATTGATAATACGGAATTCTTTTCCGTGTATAACTAGTCTTGTGCCAGTATTTGGGCGTACAAGAACAAAGTCACCTTTTTTACACCAAGGTCCAGTCGGAAACTTATCTTTGTCTAAGTAACAATCTGGTCCTAAATCCACTACAAAGAGAACTGTTGTAAGTAATTCTTCATAATGCATCGTGGTGTCGGCTTTTACTAAGCCGCTTTCATACTCTTTTTCCACTTCTGGTACGGCGCATAGTATGCGATAACCTGATGGCATTGGGAGTTGTGTTGCTTTCTCTTCATCTTTTTTGTTTATCAGAAGAGATAAATCTACTGCTTTTGAAAAATCATTCATCGTCCGAATGCTCCAATCTATGTTTAAGGTCTAATATGTATTCACGGGCGTAGAGCAGACCTTTTATCTCTCCAACCATGCGCTGATATTCATCAAAATCGGCAACTTGTCCATTGCCAACCCAATCTTTCAACTGGTCAACCTTCATGTTTAATTCATTTACTATTGCTTCAAAAGCGTTCATTGATTACCTTTCGTTTCGGTATTTTTGTTGTAAATCGTTTTAGCAGCATCCGCCATAATTTCACGCTTCTTGTTGTCTTGTTCATGTCTTAAATCTGCTACCTTATGAACAACGTCTGCGCCAGTATCAATTAAGTGCTGCTGACCTTTTGCCAAAGTCTTAAATGTTTCCATTTGAGCTTGTGACGTAATGCGCTGTTTTTCCAATTCAAGATGTTGTTGCTTGAGTTGTATTTCAGCTTGATTCATTTGCTGCTTCATCTGTAATTCTTGTTGTTTCAATTGCAACTCTTGTTGTTGCATCTGTACAATCGGATCTTGAGCTTGCTGTTGATTCTGTTGTTGTGCCGCTTGCGCCTGATTAGACTGCAATAGTCTTTGTGCAGCTTGTGACAACATTGGCGCTAATCTTGCTTCTTGTTCCGGATCCATATAAATATTGTCACCACTTGCATCTACTGTTGGTGGCAAGTTAAATCCAAGTTGTTTCTCAATTTCTACTCGATATGCAAATCCTAAATGCTCGTTAATGTGCGCCATCATTGCAGCTTGAATTACTTGAGCTTGTGGATTTTGACCAATTAATTGCGCAATTTTTGGATCTTTCATTGCGCTCATATGAACTTGAATATGAGATTCATGATCTTGATATGCAAAAGCCTTAACTGGTTTACCCATTAATACATCTTGATTTTCAGTTACTGGATCTGTTGGCTTCATATCTTCTGGCAACGGAATCAGTTTATTGGCATTTTTTACACCTAATACATCAATCATCTGGCGGTGTAAAAGCGGCATATTGTAATACTGTGGTGCAGATTGAGCTAATTGAAGAACCGCTTGATACTGCACAATCTTCTGCGCCATTGTTGATGCGTTTGGATCGCTTACCGGAATAACATCTACATTTGCATAATCCGATTTACGGGCTTTACGACTTCCAGTATCTGGCTCATAGTCATATTCTGTTGGAGCATTTTCTGCAATAATGTTCTTTAATAACTTAAGTTCTTGCTTAAGCGAGAAATGAATCCGCGCCTGTACAGCAGACATTACCTTAAGTGTACGCTCCAAAATTGCTAATGTTGTTCCTACTGGAGCGGCTGCCGACATATCAGAAACTTGCAAATCAGCTGTATTTGCAAAACGTCTGCCTTCTTCAACAATCGTATTTAATAAAGAATACAATGTTTGGCTTGGCTCTTTGTACGGCAAAGGCATAATGTTATCTTTCATTGCCCCGCTTGGTACATCTACATCTCTAAATTCGCCCGGTGCAATTGGAGTATCATCTCCCTTAACCCTTAATCCGCGCGTTTTAAATCCGCTAGGAAGGTTAGCCAAAGATCCTGCATCAACCAACTGTCTAATAATAGAGGTACCAGACTTAGCGTAAGCACCGATAAGATGGATAAGACCAAAACAATAAAAACCAAATCCCGGAATATATCCATAATGCACGAAATGTTTAAGTTTTTTATGTTTCTTATCATCTTCTTTCCAATTCCTTCTAATGGCTAAAATCTCTTTGGTGCTTTTTTCAATCGTTACAATATATGGCAAAGCGATTCCTGTGGGATTGCCATTCTTGTCTGTATGCTCATGTCCTGCCAAATCTAAATTGGTTTGAATTTCTAAAATCTTATATCTGTCATCTGTTGTTGCTTTAAACCCAAGTCTCTCAGCAATCCGTTTTTCAACTTCATCTAATACACTTGCTGGCTCACCTAAGTCAATATCACGATAAAACCCATTTACTTGCAATACCCGTAATTCATTTTCTGTCTTACGCATCACATGAGTAATACGTTCTGCCGTTTCTAAATCTGATGCCCCATAAGGAACAATCAAATCTTCTGCCGGAACATACATTGCTGTTTGACGTCCAAGATTTTCATCTTCGTATACTTTTCTAAATGCATTACCTGCTAAACCAAGACCCCATAAAAGTCTTTCTGTTTCTGGGCGGTATTCTGTCATTACTTCGGTCAGTTCATAATTCATATCCTCCTGAACCCGATCAGCAGAATCTTTTTTCTCTGGCGTTTCTTTACCCAATACATGCGTCTTTACTGGACCCTGTGCTGGAAAAATTGCCATCATTGTTTCCGATTGAAACTTTACTAAAGCCTCAGCTAGTAATGGATGATACACACCGCAAGCACCTTCCCAAGGCTCACTTCTTTCTTCAATTTTTAAACCAAGCAACTCAAGTCCGTCTACATATGTTTGAATCCAATCCTTGCGTGACGAAATGTCATCATCAATATCTGCCACCAAATCACTAGCAATTGTTGATAATTCGCTATCCGATAAAAATTCTGCAAGGTTTGCATTATGATCTTCTGCCGTACCCTCATCTGGCTCAATGGTAACTTCTAATCCATCCATGCCAATTGTTACCGATTCAGGATCCTCGATCTCAATTTCAAGCGGCATTTCTTTTTCCGCTAAAGCCTCGATTCCCTCTGGGGCTTGGTATAATGATTTATCTATTGGCATAATTTTTCCTTAGTAATACGCACGTTTTTTAACTACTGTTGGCTCATCGGCATAATCCGATTGCAGCCGAATCATCCCGCCTTTTCTAAATCGAATGAGAGCTTGCGTGGTAGAATCCACTAAGTCATCATGGTCTGAATTAGGAAAAGCAGCCATCTCTTCTACTACTTCTTCCGCCCATCTTGTTTCGGGCGCCCATACTCTTCCACTTGCAAACAAATCTGATACACTATTGATACGGACTATTTTATCATTGCCTCGTGTAGGCGTAAACTCTTGGACGGGAATACCCATCGCCCGCAATTCATAAATTAACGGCGCACCCGATGCTTTTGCTTCCACAATAAATGCATCTGGCTCATATTCTCTATAGTGCCTTAGTGCCGCTTCCTTCAATTCTGGGAATTCCATCCGCTTTTTAAACGCATCTAGCAAAATAATGTGCGGATCATTAGGGTTTTCGTTCATATAGAACACACCCCATGTCGTACACGCAGAATAGTCACTCCGTTCGTTCTTTGTAAACGCAGTATCCCATGATTGGATGATGAATTCACACGGTGGTGGGTTTCTACCCTCCCAAATCTGCCACCATTCGCGCTTAATAATAGCCCCTTCTTCAGAAGTTGGCTGTTGTTGGTACTGTGCTTGCCATTTTGAGAGCGGAAGTTCCGTTCTTAATGCTTGTAATTCGTCAATATTCCAGAATTCCGGCCAAAGTGGCATTCCGCTAGGCAATATTGCAGGAAAATCAATGATTTCCCACTCATCTCCGTCTCTTTCTACCGCAGCTTTTAAGATTTTTCCAGTCAAATCACGCTTTGACCAGCGTGTCATCACTACAACAATCGAACCACCAGGTTGTAAACGCTGTCTCGGACCCGATGTATACCATTCGTACACCTTATCAAATACAGAAGGATCTCCTGACGCGAGCGCCGCTTCCTGTTCTGAGTGAGGATCATCAATAATAAGCAAATCTGCTCCCTTACCAGTAACAGTACCACCAACACCAATAGCAAAATACTCACCATTAGCATTAGTGGACCAACGACCAGCAGCTTTACTATCCGATCTAAGTGCAACATTTGGAAATACCTTTTTATATTGTTCGCTATCAACTAAGTTCCTTACCTTTCGTCCAAATCCTACTGCAAGTTCAGCCGTATTGGAACACTGAATGATTTTTTTGTCGGGGTACTTTCCAAGATACCAAGCAGGTAACAAGTAACTAGCAAACTCAGACTTAGTATGACGAGGTGGCATATTAATAATAAGACGCTTTGTCTTGCCATCTGCTATCTCCTGAAACTTTTTAGCCATGACCTTATGATGTCTGCCATCAATAAAACCTGCCCACATCTGTTTGACAAATGGAATAAACTGCTTCTGTGCTTTCTCTCTTGTTTCACCATCAATTAACTCCTTCGCCGTTAGTAAAATTTCTTCTCTCTCATTCGGCGGTAATTTTTCCAATATCTGTTCAAGATTCATATTGCATCCTTATACCCTTCGGGCGAACAGTCCGCGCTTTATCCGGTAAACCCTTACAATGCCCTAACTCAATCAACCGCTTCATCATCCGATGTATATTCCCCCTACCCTTCGCATTAAGTATATACATCACCTCATCCACCGAAGGACCGTAACCGTACATCTTCCAGAACTCATCAATCACTATATATACTTCTTTCTGTCTAGGAGTCACATCTTCTCCTTATTCATCAATTGCCGCATCAACGCAGCAGTCATTTCACAAGACTCTCTCTCCGCCCGCTTTAACATCATCTGCTTTAGAAGCATATACAACTCCTTCTGCTCTATAGGAGACATTAACTGTATAAGAGAATATAAACGCTTATCCAAAAAAATATACCCCCCCACCCCTTTTGTTTGAAAACATGAAGGGGGGTGTTTCTATATGATTTTGTTCACTATTCTTCCTAAATTTCACATGGTGGGGGGTGGCAACGTTTACAGTCATTTTTTTTCTTCTTTAAAATCAACATCTTCTGCGATAGTCGTTTGAGAATTATTCTCATTTGGAGATGATTGTTTGTGTGGAATACTATGCATAGACTCGTCATGGTGACCATGCTCAATTAAGGGGGTATGGGGGTAGTGGGTAGCATCGGAGTCAGAATCAACAATGGGGGTTTGGAGTTCTGCAAGTAGTGAGTCTCCGTCATCAGCGTCAATGGTAATCGCATTACGTTCCATCGCTTGCTTGATCTGCTCGATTAACTTAAGCCTACTGCTATCGCTTGAATGATGCACTTGCGTGATCTTCTGCTCCACAAATAGATTAGATGCCTTACCCAATAACTCCAGAGATCGGATGCGTGAGGATGGTGGATTGTCCTTGTCCATAGCGTGAAGTGTTAGCTCGTGCAGGACTAGATCACGCAGTCTGTCCCCTTTGATGATATGTTTTACTTCATTTTCCATTTTTTGCCTGATTATCTCCATGCCGATCACAGGATTATTGGAGAGCCTATTCGCATCATTCCCGACAACCTTAGCTTTTGCTTTGGTATTGTAATTATCTCTATATGCTTGAGACTTAGTCTTACCTAATGCAACGTCTTTGGCAAATCCCTTCTGTTTGGCAGTAAGTTTAGATTCTTTGCTTATCCCAGATATAAGGCGATCTATTGGCAATTGATCTAATGCTTCCTTGATTTGAGACTTATTCATTCTCATTTTATTAGCGGGCTTTTTAGTTTCTTTGGTCATGATCGGGTTGTTTGATAGGGTACAGAAAGAGTATATCAGAAATACTGTATAAATGAACAGTACAAATATGACAATTGTCACAAAAGA